TTTAAAAGCATTTGAGCTTAATGAATTATACTTGATAATCTCATTATCAATTTTAATATATCCATTTTTTGGGAATGGCGGATTATCTGTACTATTAACCGTTATAGTGTTAGCACTAGAGTTGATATTCGAAGCAAGAGTGACTACTCCAAGAGTTGTGGGATCGTCTGGTCCCCAAAGTCTTTGACGAGATTGCAATGTTGCTGCTATACCAGAAACATTGACCGTAACTTTATTAGCCTGAAGTTGAACATTATAATCACCAGAAACAATGTTTGTATTGCTTGAAAATTCTGTTTGAACATTTGAGTGTTGGTCTATTGAAGATTCAAAAAATCTATAAAAATGATCGTATCTTCCGTAGTCTGTCTCTTCAATATAAAATCTTCCAAAATCAGACAATGAAATATCGTCTATTAATTCTTTTATACTCTTTTCATTTCCATAAAGAAATGGGAAAACAGTTAAAGGTCTTATCTGCGTAGTAATATATCTATTTTTAATCTGGCTACTTGTTAGTTCTTTATTATAGATACAAAATTCATCAATATAAAAACTTCTAATATTTGGAGGAGCGTTTTCTCCATATGGAGTGAAACCATTTGTATATGGAGTATATGATGCAGCCCTACCGCCTATTGTTATGTCTAAATTATTCCAAGTTGCCTGAACGCCTATACTTGTTACAGAATTTGCTAATTGTCCATTTAAATAATATTTAATAGTGTTACCATCACATGTAAAAACAAGATGATTAAATTGATTATTTACTAAGGATGCATTACTTGAAACAATTTTAGTTCCAGATGAGGTTTTAAGCTTTATACCATTTGAAGCAGAATTGCTATATATTTCAAAACCAGCATTTGGATTAGAATTTGACCAATTGCTTATAAATTCACCATCCCCTGCAAAGTTTGATGGTATTTTTACATATGTCTCAATTGTCCAAGAACCTGTATAGTTAACGCTGTTAGAAGCTACCATGTTTAAAGAAGAATCATATGGAATTCTAACATATGCATTTGATGTTAAATATAAAGAATTTTTTTCTGGTTCAGATGTTATACCAGTTGTTTTACCAAGTTTTGGTTGTCCAATATAAACTCCATAATTTCTATTATGATTAAAATTCTTAACAGATGTTGAATAACTATCTTTTCTTGATCCTATAGAATCAATTGGGCATATTGTATAGCAAGTTGTTTTATCAATATAATAATCTCCGCTGCCATCATTTGCCCACAGTTGTAGATCAAATCCTTGAAAATCAAATAAGTTAAGCCAGCTTTCTTGATAATTATGCAATGTTATTGCATAAGATTCTGCATTAGCAACAGCACCACTAGGGAATTTTCCTAAGTGTTGTCCTGTGCTACGGTAGTATGCTTTTGCATTTTCATCTGAGAGAATCTTGCCTTCGACAACTTTTGGAATTATAACTTCATAAGAACCGTCATTAAAACTCATTGATAATAATGTGCTTATTGATCCATCGTCATTGTATACCAGCGGTCTATTAGTTAAAACAATATTACCTTGGACAGATGGGACTGGAGATGTCGGGTATAGATTTGCGGGAAGCCCCGCTCCTGTAATTTGAGCAGTGGTTGGATAGACATAAGTATTATTTGCATGAAAAAATTCAATTCGAATGCTATATGGGACACCAGCATCTAAATTTAAATTTTGAGAAATAGAACTTGAAACATCGGTTAATTGACCAGGATGATTAAACCATTCATTAATAATAAGAGTATTATCTAAATAAACCCTTCCGCCGCCATTTTTTATTTTTAAAAATATTTCTTGTGTGCCAGATACTTCTGGAACATAAAAACCATCAAGCACCCCATTAAAATATTCCTCGTAGGTATCGCCAGCAAAAGATGTAAAAGAAAGATAATTATAATCAACTGCAGCATCTGGATCATCTGCTATGTCGGTTGATAAATTTACATAATCTGGCGATGTAAATGCAGAGTAGCCGAGTGCTTTATCCATTTCTGATAGATCTTTATCAATAGCATCTGCCAGGATATCTTTTACTTGTGCCTCTTTGCCTTCTCGCATACCCCAAAATCTTGCACGAAGTCCATTTCCAGGAACAATTTCATTATTTGATCTATCTATTGTTTTTTCATTAAAATAATATTGAGCAACTGCCCCAATTCGAGCTGGTTCATCTTCATGCCTGACGAGTTGTTTGTAGTTAGATTTTGGAAAATTATTCATCATTAACAGATGCTTAATTGCATCGCCAGATGTTGTGTTTTGAACAAAAAATCCCCTTGTTATTTGTTTTTCTGCAATAAATTTAGACCAATCATTTGCTTTTATAGTTACTTGCATTGATGAAGAACCAGACCATTCATCAATATAAAACTCTCCAGCATGAACATATTCATATGGATCAAATATAACAACTGCATCTGCACTGTGGGATTTAGCCGAAGTTCCACCATACCCGCGCTGTGACACTGTTAATTCTCTTGTTCCCGTCTTACTGCTGCACAAGATATGTTCTTTAGACTGGTTATATGGATCTATTGTTATAACAAAGTAATTTCCAGAACCGCCATCTGGAAAAACATCTCCATTTCTTATAGATATTGTTGTATCAGTGTTGCTTAAACTAGATAGTAGAGTTGTCGAAGAAATAACATCATCAGTTTTTTTAATTCTCCATCCATGATCTATGGAAATTTTTAGATCTTTTTTCATATATTTTCCATATAATGATGAATTATTAAAAGGATTAAATACTTTTTCTGTATTATCTAAAACCACAGAAGCTGATGATGATCCAGTTCCTGCTATTGGCAAACTTGATTCATGCAAATCTCTTATTCTGTCTATTGAGTGAGATATAACATAATTTGTTAAATCAATTTCATATATTGGAGAAATCTCAACAATCCTTGCGTAATCTTCTGGATTTTTTGTTGAATTTATAACAACTCTTACTTTATAAATATCTTGCGATGCAAGAGCCTCAGAAACAACATGGTCTGTATAATAAGTACCATTTGCTATTGAACCATCTTCTTGAAGGATAAGAGTTAAGGATTGATTATATAAATAAATAGTATAATCCTGAATTTGTCCATAATGTTCAGATGTAGATATTCTTATTTTATTTACTTTTCTTTCTGTAAACTGTGCTTCTATGTATGGGTTAACAAGAAACCCATATCCAGAATATGTATTTGAAAGAGAGGACTGGCTTTTTGTTTCTGACCACCATCCATATTTATAATTATCATCTAAGTCTGAAGGCATCGCGTACCATTCACCATTAGCTGTTATTGTTTTGCCATTGATATCTTTTGCATCACAAACTGCCCAAGAAAACCCTTCCCTATCTATTCCGCTAACAGATTGTTCTTTGCTGAAGAAGTACCCTCTCGAACCTTTTGCTGTATTAGAATGTGGATCATTTGTTGTAATTGCTAAATTGTCTAAGTGACGACTATCTAAGAAATTAATAAATACTCTTGGTTTTACCTTTTGTGCATATGAAGATATAGCTGAATTAAAAGAGCTTGATAATACTTCACCATAGATATTTGTATTTATCATTAGACCTCTTCCAATGTCAATGTACAGTTCCAAAAATACATATTACTATTAATATCTCTTCTTATTAAATCCTCAGAGTAATCCCTTACATATACAAGGTACTCAGTTTCAGAATATGCATTTGCACCAACAACGTCTTGGTTAATTATTTTTAATGTATGAACATCTGGATCTGAAGCAATTTCTTTTATATAATCCCTAGCATATCGCTTATCTACTGTATCATACCTGGAATCTGGCAGGAAGGACCAGGAGAGGGAGAACGACATTCGACCCGAAGAAAAGCTTTTTTTGTAATATCTAGATTTTTGATTATTCCAATTTTTATTTTCAATAAAAGATTGATTTAAATCATCATTTAAAACACGGCCTTGATCCGTTAATGGCTTATTGTCAAGCACAAGAAGGGTTCTGTATCCTGCCGTATCGATAACATTATTTCCTGCAAATTTAACAAGGGTACACATCAAGCCAACTTGAGTTGATAACTCAACATTTGCATAAGCGACTTTGCCAACCGTCAATGTCACAGACATTAGATTAGATATCAATACTGAGACACTTTGAATTTTTGAACCAATTGTTTGAGTACTTAAGTTTATAGCAGAAAGCGTTGCTGCTTTTAATATCTCTTTGCCAATAATCGCAGTCTCTGCATTAGAGGCAATTAATGTTTGGGCACTTGCAAATTTCTTTGTAACACCCACCAATAAAACATCTGAAGACGGAGCAGAAAGAGCGGTTGCTATTTTAAGAGCAGAAGTTGATACTGATGACGAGGCGTTTATTGTACAAGAAGCTGTAGCAATCTTTGTACCTACTGTAACAGTAGTAGACTGTGCATCAATTTGTGCCCTTGCTTGACGAATACCAAACGAAACAAATATATTAACGTCTACAATGTCAATAACTGTGGACGCAAGACGAGTAGCGCTAGCGGACGTTGTTGAATCTAGACTTATGGCTATAACAGCAGCGCCATTATTGTATGGGGAACCATAAAAATCAATAATTCTTACTGGATCGCCAATGCTATATTTTGTCTCTACACCCATTATGCTTCCTCAAGATTGATTGATAAATCATAGTAAGAACATTGATTTGATAAATCTCTTCTTATTAAAGTTTCAGAATAACTTGTTACATAGGCATAATATTCTTCATTATCTTTTTTTGGTGATAATTTTATATTTATAAGAACTTTGCCGCGTTTATTTGCGATTGTTTTTAAATAATTTCTAGCAGCTCTATTGTCAACTGTTTTTGATGGAATATCCGGTAAATATTGAAATTTTAAATTTACTACTTTTTTATTTTTTTTAATATATCTTTTATTAATTCCCAAATCTAATTCAACATCTGAAGCAGCAATAGACTCGCTTCCAGAGTACTTCCTACCGTGCTCAGTTATTTCTACACCATCAAGTGATACAAGCTTAACAATACTCATTTTACAAACCCTTATTTATTCCATTATAGGATCTTATAACCCTTGATTCCAGCCCTGCAGCCTTTTGGCTATTTGGGACTACCTTAAGATTATACTCTTTCATCATTGACTCAAACCACTGATTTTCACCAATGAAGTTATCAACAAATATATTATAGTTATGAGTTGTTTCAACTTGAGTATTATTATTAACAGAAGTTGCCGAATTCAGGTTATTTGGAATTTGGGCATTTGGCAGTTTAATCTGTGGGACACCATTTCTTAAACCATTGAGATACTGCAAGAAAGAAGTACCAATATTTTGTACCGCTTTAGAATTTATTACATATTCACCACCATGAAGAAGCGCTGGAACTCCCTTCATTGCAAAACCTGGGACGGACCCGCCAACTGCATATTTCGGCACACCGCCTCCATACATCTTCTTTACCATTCCACCATAATATTTGCCATTAAATGCATCACCCAACGTTTTTGGTGTTCCGTCTGCATTAAGTATTGGAGTCCCATCGGCGTTCTTCAATGGTTGACTCCACATGTCTCCAAATAAAACTTTTCCAAGGGCTTGATCTGATGTCTCTCCAGTAAGTTTCGCACCAGCAACAGCGCCAGCAACGGTTTTTGGCAGATTTTTCAGTTGATCCTTAGCTTCACTTATTGCTTGATCAATTGCAAGTCCTTTAAGTTCATCATTAATTGATGCAATAACTGCTGCGAAGGCAGATCCAGCTTCTGTCTTCATCTTCATAAATTCGCGCTTCATTGCTTCAGTAGCATCGCTTATGGCTTTACCATAAACTTTTGCTGGATTAAGTTCAGAATTTGGATCTGTAATTTGCTTATGAATTTCTGAAATTTTATTTTGACCAGCTTGATAATTAGGAGCAATAAGGTTTGTAAATGCAGAAGTTATTGCTTCCCCAGTACCAGAAAGCATTGCTCCAGTTGCACCAAGTATGCTATCTGGGGAGGTATTTTGAGTATCAAGACCAAATTTTGTTTTTGCTAAATCAACCAAGGTTGTAAGGCTTGCATCAAAGAATGTCGCATTAGGACCAGCATATTGCGCTATCAGAGAAGGAACAGCTGTAAAGTAACCCTCAAGGGCCGACTGCATTTGTCCAGAGGAAAGGCTGGCTTGATTTGCAATTGATTCAAAATTAGCTTTAAGTTCTTCTTGTGTAAATGTTCCCTTGCTTATTAACTCATCTGTAAACTTTGTGAAATCTGCAATTGTTTTATCAAATTGTTCCGCAGCGGCATTCTTTTGATTAACAATAACACTCTTAGCAATTTCTCTATTTTTTGCATTTTGATCTTTTTGTTCTTGGACTTGTGTTTCTTTTACGGCTTTATCATATTCTGCTTGAGATTTCTGTTCTTCTTCAAGTAGCGTTCTGGCATCGTCAATGCGACCCTCGTATATAGCAAGAGCTCTTTGTCTAAAGTTATTTTGACGCTGCAGTTGTCTTTCGCGTTCACGCTCTCTCTTGTCTGCCTCAGCCTTCTCTTTGGCAGTAAGTTCTTCTTCCGCAGCAGCGAGTGCATCTATTGCTGCTATTTGATCATCAAAAACCTTTAATGCTTGTTCTTTTTGCTTTTCAAGAGCTTCCTTGAGTTTGTCAGCAAGAGATTGGGTTGACTTTTCAAGATTGCCAATAACTTTATCAAAGAAGTTTGTTTTAAGATTCTTTAATCCATTATTTATTGCATCTGCAATGGTTTCACCAGCACGCTTAGCTGCCGATGGGTCTACCGTTTCTAATGCATCTTCTATTGTCTTCTTGGTATTAACAGACACTTCTTTGATTAAATCAATTCCGTCGCCCATTTTGTCAATCCAGGCATTAATTGTTTGACCAAGTTTAATTGGAAGATCGCTAAAGCCGCCAATCATTGATCTCGTAGCGTCACCAGCTTTTTCTGTTGCATTCTCTGCGCCGCTTTGTAACTTATCAAGAATTCCAAGTGCTTCGTCGCCAAGACCAGCAACAAAGTCAATTACTCCTGTAGCGACTCCAACAATTCCGCTAACACCATCTTTTGCAAGTTTTTTCGCTGCATCAATAACGCTCAATGTTCCATCTGTTAAATCACCAGTGAAATCTTTAAATGCATCAACGCCCTTTCCAATTGTGTCAATTACACCATCAACAACGCTCTGAAGTCCATCTACGGCCTTACCAGCAACAAAACCTAATGCTTTGCCAAAAATGCTACCTTTGCTCTTTATGGCATCAACAATTCCCTGCAGGAAACCAAAGAACATGTCTGCCATTTTTTTAACAATTGCGTACCAACCAGTAACAAGATTTGCAAGAACATTTATTATTTTTTGAACACCTTTTACTGCTACGGAGGCAAGACCGAAAAATAAATCAATACCTTTATTTATAATTGCTTGATAGATATTTAAAACTGCTTTTTGCAATGATGTAAAAATATCTATAATTTGATCAATAACTTTAACAATTGTTCTTGGTATAAAGAAGAAAGCCTTAATAAATCCAATTACAGTCCATTGAATTATCAGAACTATTCCATCACCTAATCTTTCAAAGAGATCAAAGATGAAAGAAACAACTTTTGCAAATATTGTTACAATTGTTTTAAGCACACCGCTCATTGCAAACAAGATACCTTGGAATACTTTCTTAAGGCCTTCTTTTACCTTCTCCCATCCCTTCTTGAAGAGGTCGGTAGCTTCGTCATTTTGTCCTTTGTTTTTTGCAAAGAAGCCCTTAATAATGTCAAAGACTCCACCAAATATCTTTGTTATTCCATCAATAATGACTTTAACACCGCTAAGTGTTCTAATTAAGAAGTTTTTAATAAATTTAAATACTGTTTCAACAACTGGTTTGATTTTATCAAACTTATCAGCAATAGTTCCGACTGCTTCACCAACAGCCTTTGCATTGTTTTCACCTTTTTTACTACCGCCAGTTAATGCAGTGAAGAACCCAAGGAAAACACCAATGAGCGTTCTGAAAAGATTTCTAATGTATTCCCACGTTTCTTTAAATTTCTTTGATGCATTATTTGATGATCCCGACCACTGACTAAACGTTGCTTTGAGGGATTTAATAACTGCAACAACGATACCTATAATTAATGTAATTATAATAAATCTCATTTGGAGTTTGGCAACTCCAGCAGTTATTGCGCTAATCATTGGCATTAATAAATAGCCAGCTGGTCCAAGAGAGTAAGCCATCATTGAAGCAAGGTTTCCAACAGCACCAGCTGCACCGCCAACCATTTTTTTAAGACCGCCAATAGCTCCTGAAGCGGCCTTAATCCCAGCCATTGGAATTCTTGATAGGGCCATCACTCCCTTACCACCAAGTCCCATATTTGCAGTTTCTGAAACAATATTTCCAGATTGATCCTTAACAGTACCGCCTCTTAAAAGACCTGCTGAGCGAGTTCCATCGGCTTGTGTCTTTCCAAACAAGAAACCGCCTCCTGGAATCTTAGAAGCAACGTTTGCCGCTACCCTTCCAGCTCCCATAACAACTGCTCCACCTCTGGCTAATCCACCCTTGGCTGCCCCTCCAACATTTCTTAAAACAGAACCAAAGTTCTTAGCAGAGTTGGCAATTCGCACCTGAAGTTCATCAAGCGTTCTGGGGACGTTTTGTATTGCAGTTTTGGCATTCTCTGCAAAACTCTTAAATTTAGTAGCAATGTAGCTTACCTGTTGTGCTGGATCAAGCAAAACTGCAACAAATGGGTTGGCTTTTATTCTTGCAATTGCGGCGGAAGTTGCATTATATGCACTTGATGCAAATTCTTTAACCTTTCCAAAATATTCAACAGCTGTTCCATAGAAGCTAACTGCTGCACCCTTTACCGCAGATCCAACGTTCTTAATTCCTGTCCATATTTGACCAGGAACATTCTTTAATGTCTGTGCAAAATCCTGAGCAGTTTTTATTATATTTGATCCAAAAGTCTTTATAGCTGGAATTATTTTAGTTTCAATAGCTGTATATATACTTTGACGAATATTTTCAATAGCTACGCCTAGCTTCAATGATGTCTGTTTAATAACTTCTACTGCTCTTACTGTTCTTTCTGCGACAGTTTGAGCAAATAATGTTACTGCCTCAAAGAAACGAGCTGGTGCATTTTGTACTGCGATTCCCAAGCGCAGACTTGCTTCCTTTATTGCAGAAGATGCTGCTATTACTTTTTCTTGGACAGCCCTTCCAAATTCAACAGACTTCGTTGCTACTAATTTGCCAAAATTGATTATTTGATTACCAATTTTAATTCCAGAATTGTATATAAATTGCTCAGTTGCTATTGCTGCTTTGATAATGCTCTGATTAAGTTGCTGTGTCTTTATAACAATAAGACCAGCAACATTAACAATTGATTGGGCAATTGCTACTGTTGCATTTGATATTTTTGCTGGTGTTGCTTTAACAAAATTAACAAGAGTATTGACTCCCTGTTGTATGGAGTTTGACACAATTTGATAGGCGTGTTTTGTTTGTGATACAACCAGTGTCGCAGATTGCACAATCTTTGCCCCAACAGCCATGGATGCTTGAGAAATTTTAATTCCAAGATTGATTAAAGAATTTGTTACAATCGAAGGTACTGTCTTGATAAAATTAAAAGCTTGTACAGTTTTTGTTCCAATGGTAATTGCCGTTTGAGAAATCTTAATACCAAGATTTATTAAAGAATTTGTAATAATTGAAGGAACTGTTTTAATAAAGTTAAATGCTTGAATGCTTGCGTTCTTTATATTAATTGCAGTTGTTTTAAAGAACTGAGAGATCAGTATACCTGATTGTATAATTGTATTTTTAACAACAAAAATTCCATTTACAATTGCTCTACCTGTTGTTTTTGCTCCATTAACAATTGCCTGAGAAGCTAATTTTGCTGCACTTATAATTGCTTGAACAGATGTTTTATATGAATTTACTATTACTGAAATGCCAGTCTTAAACGCAGAGGAGGTAAATTCAAAGGCCTTTCTTATTTGTGCCCCTGCGATTTCAGAAGCTTTCTTTATTCCAGCAATAGAAGATGCAAAGGCATTAGATATTTGTTTGCCAACAAATGTTGCTGCTTGTTGTACTTTTCCTGGGATTGTTTTTATTACATCTATGCCTTTATTAAAGGCTTCAACAATTTTTGGACCAAAGCTCATAACTGCTTTTGTCGCTACAGCGGCAGCCCCTGCGAAAGTAGAGCCTAGGACGCGGATACCATCTGTAATTTTATTTGCAACTAACTTAAGATTACCGATAATTGATTCAACAAGAGTTGGAAGCTTTCTAGCTGCATTTACAGCTACCTTTGCTCCAGCAGCAATACCCTCAACCGTTGCTCCAGCTGCTGTTGATATTAACTCTCCACCAGCTTTTGCTCCTGCAACCGCAACCCTTCCAACATCGCCAGCAGCCCCAGCAACAGCAATTGCACCTGTACCTATTGCACGACCAGTTGCCCCAGCACCAGTAGCAATCGCTCTACCGCCAGCAACGGCACCAGTTGCTACTGCTTTTGTACCAGCGACAGCTCCCTTCTTTGCTATTTCAGCAGCCTTGGCTGCTTGTTCAGCAGCTTTAGCAGCAGCTTTGGCTGTATTTCTTAAACCATTTGCAAATCTTGTATCTATGTTTTTAAAGAAATTATTAATTGCTGGAGTTATCTTTAATATTGAAGCCTGAATTGCTGGACCAATATTCTTGATAAACGGTGGAATTTTTATTCCCTTTAATACCCCCAGTCCTTTATCAATTGCTTCTTTAATCAGAACAAAAGATGGGGCAATCTTCGACCAACCGCCTCTTATAATCGCTGGGATAGAAAGGGCAGCCGATGTAAGAACCTGCGCCTCCTTCAGCAAGAATTTCGTTGCTAACTCCACTCCTCGGACATAGCCATTGGTGATCTTGAACAATCCTTTTACGAGACCCACCGTTATTGCACTCGCACCATTTGCCTTCATGTTGGCTACTGATTGCTCACCAGCGGTCTTTATTGCGTCTCTAATCGATTTAAACAACTCTTTATGAGCCTTAAACACTTCTGGGGCAATTTTAGTATTTAAAACGGCTTTGGCTTCGTCGGCAATCTTTGCAGCCGTATTCATTAATGCTTTGTTAAAAACAATTGGTATTCTAAATAATGGTTTTATTCCTTTTAATAAACCTTTTTCTGTTTCAATAAGGGCTCTTCCTATTACCTCTATTGCTTTTCCAGATAAAATACCACCTTTAAAAAGAGCTTTTGTAAGAAGAGAGGTGTAGTTATAAACATATTTTGAAACAAGTGTTATTGGAGACAATATTGTTCTAATTGGACCAACAATTTGTTTTGGAATTCTAGAAAACACTGTTGCTGTTTCTGTTGTGAGTGCTCTTCCAAACGAAGTTGCTGCGCCCTTTGCTGCCCTACCAGTTTCTGCAAACGATTCCTCTATCTTGGAAACAATTAATTTATTAGGGAAGATTTTTTGAAAAGATACGAGAGGATTTGATTGAGTGGATTGTTTTGAAGTTGCGGCTGCCATCTTGCCAAAAAAGTCTTTAACGCCGCTGAATATACCTGTTAAAGCTTGAGTGACTGTTGCTTTTGTAGCCGAAGCTGCTGCTGTGTTTTGAACTGCAGGGGCTTGTTGTGTTATAGGTTGAGCCTGTGGTGCTCTTGGCATCTTGTATATTGTTGGAACTGGCCTTGTGGGTTGCTGCGTTGGACCAAAAATTGTTCCAGCCATTGGATATGGTCCTGGCTTAGAAGGGCCAGTAGGTGCAGATGGGATGCTAGTAGGGGTTTGTCCAAACAGAGCCCTATTAGCATTAGCCAATACAGACAGAACCGCATTTACTTGAGCCAAAGGCAACTTAACAGAATTGATAACTGTTTCAACTTTTGGTGGAAGCTGAGTTGTTTCTTTTACAACTTCTGCAACATTGTCTTGGACTTGTGCTGTTGCTTTTGTTGTAGCATCTTCAACAGCTTTTTTAGCTTTTCTTATTGGTTTCTCAACAACATCAGCAACCGCTTTTTCGACAACAATTCCCATGTCCTCAAGCTTTGCTATCAGCTTAGCAACAACAATTTCTTTTTTACCTTTGCCTCTTCCCTCGATATCAAAAGCTCTGCCAATATACTCAAGAGTCTTGCCTTCAAATTGCATAAAGTCAATAGCTGCTTTATTTTCTTTAATAATTTGTGATTTAAGATTTGCAGCAATTTGCTTTCTTTGTGCTTTTACTGTTGCTTCATCACCAGAAATATAACCAAAAGCTTCTTTCCCAGATGCTGCTGGGGCTGCTGTTGCTGCTGTTCCACCAGTTTTTTGGAAACGACTAATTGTTTTTACTTTTGCCGCTTCTATTGCAGAAGTTGCATCAAGACCTTCTTTAACTTGTTCGTTAATGGTTTTTTGGAAAAGAACAAGGCGTTGGAAAACTTCATTTATACCGCCTTTTGTAAAGACCTTGCTTGTACGAAGTTTTGCATATGCATCTATAGGATTTTGAATGGCTTCTTGAACGGTAAGGCCAATCTTCTGAAGTTCTTGCTGAAGAAGAGCAAGTTCTTCTCTAAGAGCTGACTCTGTGCTTGTAGCAATTTCAGCAAGACCGCCGCCTTTTGCTTTAAGTGTTTGAACAAAAGCATCAAGCATTTGTGTTGGCATTTGCAAAGTCGCTGCCAGTTGTTCGTTTAGAGCATTAAGAACTGTTGGACCAGCTGCTGCTGCTGCACTTAAAGATTTCGGTCTTACCGCAGCAGAAACATCTGGAGCGACGAGGCCAGCGGTAGCCATAATGGTCTTTGGTTGAGGAAGTCTAGTTGGTCCTCCAGATGCCTTTGGCTTACCAGCTGTTTGTCTCATTCCTGGTGTAAGCTGTTGCTGCACAGTGGATAGACTTTCTTCCATTTGTTTAAGATTTGTAAAGTCTTCTGTAAGTTTATTTTGGAAAGTATTTAATCTTGTTTTAATTTTATTAACAGTTATTTTAAGTATTTTTATATTAGACAATCTGTCTGATTGAACTTTGCTTCCAGCTTTACCTTTTGCTGCCTTTGCTTCAAGATCCTGAAGCTGTACTTCTATTTCTTGAAGATCTCGGACATCCTGTTCTTTTAATGCTGCATTTTTACTGATTCTAGCTTTTATATTTTGAATGTCAGATATTAATTTGCTTTCTTGTTCAACCAATGTTCTTGCAAACTCTGCATTGCGTTTTTCATTGCCAGCTTCAAAAGTGGTTACAATTTCTTTAGCGCTTCTTTGTTTTAATGGCTTTCGTTCATTTCTTTCATAATTAGGCGTTCTTCTTTGTCTGAGCGATTCTTGACTTGGAGTTGTATCAGGCGTAGCCGATAAATCGCCAATGCCGAGATGTGGGAACATCTTTGATAGTCCCCTAGTTCTTGTGGTAAGTTCTGTATTAAGAGCCTGTGCCTGATCCTCTAGTTTAAATACTTGTTGTTGAAGATCACGTTTTACACTGGCAATATATTTATCTACGGCAACCGGTCCTCGCGATTGAATACTTTTTGGAACTTTGATATTTCTCATTACTTGAGAAATTTCTTTTTCAAGATTCTTCTTTACTTCATCAATCCCAAGCAGGGTTTTTCTAATTTCTTCAATTCTTTCAATATTTTGTTTTTTGAAATCATTGATTACTTTCTTTGAAGAGCCTTTTGGTGGAACATGTATTCCTTGAAGACCTAGTTCTGTAATTGTGCCTTGTTGATAGTGGGTTTTAAGTTCGCCTTCGGCAATATTTTCTCGCTCTAGTTCGGCTTCTCTTTGTTTAACAACTTTATTCTGAGTTTTTTTCTCAACTCGTTTTGAGGCTAATGATTTTTGAATAACTTTTGGAAGTGGACCACGTTTACCTGTTAAGCCTTCTTCTTTACCTCCAATTAAAATATCAAGAGGTGTTTTTGCACCAAATGGCACAACTGCACCGAATGGCGATGCACCAATGAGCTTTGGTCTTGCAAGAGTTGTTTTAATATTATTAAGAGTTTTTTGAGTAATCGACTGAGCGAAGTCCGCCATTTGAGCAACTTCTTGTGGAATTTCATAACCAAGCTCTTGAAGTAATTTAATAAATTCTTGTTTTGTAAATTCAATTTTTGTACTTACTGCTTTTACTTTGGTCTTTGTTTTTTTAACATTATTAGATGTCTGCTCAGTTACTTCAGAAACTTGCGCAACCTCTTGAGAAATACTTGTATCTATTGCACTTGTAGCATTAGATCCCTTCTTACCACCAGAGGCTTCTTTTGTTTTCTTTTTGACTGTAGAGGCCGCCTTCTTTGTAGCCTCAGCTGTTTGAGCAACTTGTGCTTCAACAGTTGTATCAAATTTAGTTAATGAGTCAAAAAGATTTTTTGTATTCTTTACCTGCTGATTTATTATTTTTTTAACAGCCGATGTTGTTCCAATTGGAACAGGTAAAGAAAATGGTAAATTTATTTTTGGACCTGTTGGCGCTGGTGCTGCTGGTGTCGTTGTGCGCCCAGACGTAGCTCCAGGTGCAGGACGAGCAGATGGTGTTGAAGGAGCAGGAGGGGCGTTTGCTGGAGCACCAGTTGCAGCAGGAGCAGGTTTTGCCCCCGCTGCTTGTTTTGCATTGCAAACGCATTGTTTAATAGATTCAAGAATTGCTTTAATCTGTTGCAAAATTGTTCTTAAACTATCTTTTGATGCTTCTTTTACCTTATTGCCAACACTTGCCTCTTTGATAATTTTTTCTAACAGAGGGAATTTACCGACCATTTGAGAGTCACCGCCGACTCTTTTTACTTTTGTTGCACCAGCAAGAATGTCTTCTGCCTTTTTTGATTTCTTTTTATTGAAAAAACCAAATAAAGAATTTGTTGTTTCTTCTTTCAAACCGCTATAGTCTGGCTCACCAAGACGAAGCTTTCTTCTCAACATTTTTTCTTTAAAACCAGCAGTTACACTTCCTGTTAATTCTCTTTTAGTTTCGATTTCACCAAGTCTTTGAACTTTTTTAACAATTCCTCTTCTTGCTGTGAAGAAGACTTTCCCGCCAGTTTCTGAAAGAGTTCCTCTTTTACCCAATCTTGCCATTATGTCAGACTGCTTGAGAAGAGCAGTATTGACCTCTACAGCCTGTTTTCTGATTAAGCCGAAACCGCTAGCTGCTTTGGATTGAACTGTTGCCAAAGCGCCCATCCCTTGCTTAACAAGTCCTATCATTCGAACAGCTGGACCTAGAGCAGCCAGTATGAGAAGACCGATGCCAGCAAATTTCTTAAGAGCGCTTGGGAGACTCTTAAACCACTCAGAAATTTTTTGCAAGACTGGGTTTATTCCGTTTAACAAATCACCAAAAACCGTTACCAGTTCTCTTTGGATAAATTTTATTGATTCTCTTGCTTTTCCATATTGGACATCAAGCCTTTTCTCTGCTTTTTTCAATTCTGATTCAAGAGTTGCACCAGTAAGACCAGTTCCAAAAGCAGCACCAATTAAAATTTTGCCTGATTCAGTCGATATATCATTAAATTGCTTTTGCAAAGTAACATTTTTTGCAATATTTTTAGCTTGCTCTTGCTGAGCTTCTTGAATTAATTTTGCTTGCTTTGTAAATTCATCAGTCTTGACTGATTGGTACAGACCAGTTGAGCCAACGACTGTTGCCTTAGGAGTTCTTTCTGTTGCCTTTTCTTGCAATTTTTGTAACTCTTCAAAAGTTTTTAAGCTTATTTTATCTATATTGTTAGCTTCTAACTTAGCATTAATTGTTTTTTCTAGACTATCAAGAATTGTTCTTTCAGTTGAATTAGCTTTATTCAATTGCTCCTGAAATTGAGCCAATTGTTCAATCGCAACTTCCATACGTGGTCCTTGGCGGACACCGAAAATTCTTCCAAATAACTCAAGTGTTCCTTGAGTTCCATAAGAAGATTTTCTCAACTCCATAAAAGCATTGATTAATTTTTGTATTCCTTCGGCACCAACTGTTGATGAAATTTGTAATTTTTCACCCAACTCTTTTGAAAGAGCATCTATATACTTCTGGTTTTGTTTAGTTGGAATAACAAGTCTTTGTAATGAAACCTTAATGGAGTTTGCTGATGCGCCGACTTGGAATCCAGCGGCAACCATTGGAACAAGTAATCCGGCTGTTGACGACATCGTTAAACCAAAAGATGTTGCAGCAGCAGACACTTCTGGGAAAGCATCGGCAATGTTTTTCAATGAAAGGCTGGTTTTATTTTCAGCATAGTTGAATAAAGCAATTGCTCCATAAACTTCTTGAGTAATATCCTGTAGGGCTTTTTCGCTAGTTACATTTAAACCAGCTTCTCTTTTTATTCTTGCAATATTTTGAAAAATAGACTGAACAAAAGCTTGAGATTGTGTTATATCAACATTACCAAGTTTTTCAACCTCAGTAGTTATTTGTGTCAGTTGCGCCAGAGCTTTTGGTGATGTAATTCCAAGTTCTGCGAAGTCGCCAGCAAGACCCTGAACGAGTTCTCTTGATATACCCCATTTGTAAGTAATAGAGTCTAATCTTTTATCAAGATTTTTTAAATTTCTTGTTAATTGTTCAGCAGAAACTCCAGAGTCATCAAGAAGTTTACTTGTTCTAATTTGCTCTTCATTTAATCTTTTTAAAGAGTCAAATCCTTTTCTCATAAACATTGTTAATGGCAATGTCAAACCAGCAGTAAGACGCATAGCCGTATAGTTCATTCTTTGAGCTGATGAATTATACGCTGTTGCAACAGCCTTTAAATCTGCAGATTTTGCTGATCTAGCAATTGCTCTATACGATGCCTCAAGTGATTTATTATATTGCAGAGCTCTTTGGGTTGATGCCGAAGCCTGTCCTTGTGTTGCTTTTTCTTGTTTTAAAGCTGCATTTAATTCAACAACGGCAGTTTTTGTTTGCCTATATGCCATTGCAAGAGCTAGTTGATTATTTTTTAATGTAGAGATAGATCCAGAAACACCCTTTAGATTCTGTTGTAATCCCTTTAATGCCTGCTCTGTTCCATCAACATTGCGTCTTAAATCTCTAGAAGCTTGACTAACCGCTTGAAAGCGCTGCATTGCGCTACTTAATGCAGAGTTGATTGCATCAAGGCCCGATTTGAAACCTTGATCTGTTACGTTAGCTTCTACATTAATTTGACCAGATTCTTCAGCCATGGTTGTCCCAATTAATATTAATGTATTTATTAAATAAAAGCAATTTATTCAACACTATATCCAAGACCGATTGGTATTGAAGAAATGTTTGAATTATCAATTACATCTGGACCTTCTGGTTCATACCAGTCTTCATTAAGGTCAACTTCTGCCCCTTGCGATGCAGCAAGCATCTTCATGCTTGTTGAATTTTCATTCATACAAGCACGGTATAAAAGGAACATCTCGTCAAGGGTAAGATGTTCCTCCAATTCCCCAATACTTTTCCAAGCACCAGTTCTTATAAATATTTCTGCTTCATATTTGAGAAGCGGGATGTCTTCCCATGAGGAACCTTGACCACTCCCGCCCTCACTTGTCAGGAAGGGTCTGAACCCATTGCAGCGCCCATCAGCTCACCGAAGCAACGAAGATCAAGTGCATCTTCAAGTGCGTCCTTGTCATCTGCAAGCTGTGGATCGACATTTGACAACGCAATTGCTGCTGCCTCAACCATAATGTCGATATCGCTATCTTCCAAGTTTTCATCTGTTTTAAGATCTTTAACAACCTTCATAAACTTTCTTAAGTTTCTGATCGTTAATGGTCGAATTGTTCTCTTTTTCCCGTCAGCAAAAAGAATTTCTGTTCCACCAAGAAGATCTTTATTTTTATCAGCCATGTGTTTTTTTAACCTCTTTCATAGATCGGGAATAGCAAACTCCCTGAGTAACTATTATAGCATGTTACTCAGGGAGTTGCAGACAACCGTTAAATTTTTAAAAAATTAAGCCGTTTGATCGATGATTTTACCGTACTCGTAACCAGTATCCTCTGTCTTTGGAAGGATACGGAATCCGACTGCGAAGACCGAGGCCTCCGCACGCTTCATTGTGATGTTTGAAGCTTCCATTGAGATTGCACGCTTAGTGTAGAACTTACGTGTCTTGATACCCGAAGCTGACGAGTTTGGAGCAACACCTGTGATGACAAGAGCCTTCTCGTATGGGAACACGGTCTGTCCACCAAACAGGAATGTCTTTGTGTTTGCACCATCGTTGTTTGCAACAACATCTGTTGAACCAACCGAATCATAGTTCCAAGCAAGAGCAAGGTTGTTAAGTGTAGCCTCAGCAAGTGTGGTCTTCACCATGACCTTGACCTTTGACTGGACGATTCTGGCTGCGTCACCATATTGATCGATTTCGATGTCAACCATGTCTGGCTCCCACGAAATCTCAACGCCGTTCTGCGTTGCGCCGATGTCACCAAACGAATCCATTGCGTTAATAGTGGTAGCATTAGCTGAGTCACCGACTTTAATTGTTGCCTCACCGACAACAATGTTAGCAACATTAACTGCCATTTTAATTCCTCCTAATTATTCAAGGACAAAAATCTTTTTGCCTTTTTTATCACGCCATTTAGCGATCTTTTGCACATGATCAGGATGGATTTCCTCTCTCCTTGAACCAATCCCTATAGACTTGTTCCATTCGAATTCGTATGTTGTTTTTCCAAACCTGACTATGTAACCGGGATTTCTCCCGATGTATGTAATAGTAGTATATCCCATATGTTTTTATTCTACCATACTATCTTGCGACCGAACATAATTTAAAATCTAAATTCATCCTATACCACCCATTAATCTCAAGGGGGGCTACAAGATTAGACCCTGTTTGGTAACAAGAAAGAATTCTTACATTAGTTCCACCTATCCCGCCAGACTGGGCGATTTGGTCACCAACCGAAAGCACCTCTATGAACCTCTCTGACAACTGGAAAAGCCGATCTACGTCTGTATCAAAAATTGAATATTTTATAGCGTCATACCTATGCCAGTACTCTTCAACATTTGGAGCAATTGGATTATAAAAATAAACAACGAAAGGGGCTGGTTCATTATCCGTTGCTACGACTGGAAAAAAGTTCATCACCTTACCAGCGATTGAAACAATTTCAGAATCGTTCTTTAAAAATGAATTTATATCGTACACACTTATTGGCATATCAAGACAATAGAGGAATTCTCCCCAGCTCCTTTGATATATTATTATTCAGATAATCCATTATATATTGAGTAACATCCGATATTTCTTTTCCAGTCGCATTATATAGATAATATGGATTAACATTTTGTATATTTATAGACATGCTATTGCCATCGTAATTGATGCTTAAAATAACATCATTCATACAATTTCCATATTCTTGAATCAAAAGATCTTTTAAGTTATTGGACGATTCCATAAAGGCAGCCGATGTTGCAGAAGCAATGTCATTTGGTAAATTATTTATAACATTTTTTAAGTTATCAAGATTGTGTCTAATTTTAAAATTAATCATGATGTTTCCACAACCTTTCGTATCACGGCTGTAATATGATGTTTTTTACCATTCCAACCAAATTTAGGCTGAATTGAGACAATTTCAAATGGACCAACTTCCATGGTATTTCCATATCTATCTTTAATATTTTGAACACGATACTGGTAGTCGATAGAAGACTGATACATTGCTGGAACAATCATTTCATGTATCGCTATAAATTCTTGGTATGGGACAAGTCTTTTGTCTCCGCCAGTTGTTTGAGCACTTGGGGACTGCAAATACATTGGGATAGTGTTTAGCAGTTCAAAGCTAAATGTTTTTTGTCCAGCTGGGCTTATCGTGGTT